TCTTCACCGCCGTGCGTGAAGCCAATCCGGACAGCCGCACCTGTGGCACGACCGCGACCGACTACCGAATGGATTCGGGCCGGCTCACTGACGATCTCGACGAGGACGAGGATGTAGCGGCTGCTGTCGCAGAAGCCACCGGCATCAAGAAGTTCAAGCTCTTCGACGACGTCGTTTACGAAGTCGGTATCGGCGAGCTGATTGAGCAGGGCTATCTCACGCGGCTCACCAGCCACAAGACCTCGTCCAAGATCGATCTCAAGGGCATCGGCACGCGAGGCGGCGAGTACATCCCCGGTCAGGTGTCGGAAGCGGCGGAGGCAATCATTGAGGAAGCCGTCGCGGAAGACATGGTGCTGTCTGAGGGCCGGAGGGCAGGGCTGTTTTTCAGTACCAGCAAGGAGAACGCCAACCACGTCGCAGAGGCGATCCGCCGGCACGGCAGGACCTGCGCGGTCCTTACGAGTGACAACGCACATCAGACAAAGGAGATCTTTGAAGGTTTCCGATCCGGCAAGTATTGGGCGATCTCGTCGGTCAGCATGATCACCACCGGGACGAACTTCCCGTTCGTCGACTTCATCAGTCTGATCCTTTCGACGAAGTCACCGGGCAAGCTGGTGCAGATCCTCGGCCGCGGGACGCGCAATTGCGAAGGAAAGGAAGACTGCCTCATCGCCGACCACGGCCGCAATCTTGCCTACCATGGCCCGATCGACCAGATCCGTCCGCGAGAGCCAGGCAAGGGGCTGGGCGAACAGCCGAAAAAGGAATGCCCGCAGGACACAGTTGATATGAATGGCAACTGTGGTTGCGGGGAATTGATCCCGATCTCGATCATGACCTGCCAGTGCTGCGGCTATGTCTTCCCGCCGAGCGAGGAGGAGAAAATCACCGCGCAGGCCGACACCACGCCAGTGCTGTCGTCGGAAAAGCCTTGGTATGAGGTCTCGTCAAGGACGTTCCGCCATCACCCAGGCAAGGAGGATAAGCCCGACTCGGTCAAGTGCACGTACATGATTGGCTACAAGGCAGTGAACGAATGGCTGTGCTGCGCCCACAAGGGCTATCCGAAGAGCAAAGCCGATCGGTTCTGGATGGCGCACGGTGGGCAGAGACCTTTCCCGTCGACGGTGATCGAGTGGCTCGAGCGCCAAGGCGAACTCAAGGAGACAGCAGAGGTCCAGCTCGATTACGCGAAAAACCCCAAGTACCCGGACGTCATCGCGCACCGGGCAGGCGACATGCGGGCCGCTAACGACAATTCACCACCGGCGGCGAATGACAATAGGCGCGGCCTGGCAGAGGATTGGGAGATGGAAGATGAGATCCCGTTTTAGGAGTGGATGTATTGGATTTTTTGAGATGTCGGATAAGTTGCTTTAGCTAAGCTGTATGGGGGTAAAATGAAGGCACTTCTATCTGCGTTGTTACTTGGCGCATCCGTCACGACCGCCAACGCGGGATTTTTCAACGGAAATGACATTTACAAAGACTGCAAACACGAGGATCGATCCTCCTTCCTGACAGGGTATGTTAGTGGCTGGATGGATAAATGGGGATCGGATGACTACTATTTCGATGAAGCTGTGAAGATTGAGCAGGGGAGCAAAGACCAATCATACATGCCGCAGCTCAAGTTCCTTCAATCCTATGTAGCGGGTAACATTTGCGTTCCCGAAAAGGTGCAGGTCGGTCAAATAGTCGATGTCTACTGCAAATACTTAAAAGACAATCCCGCCAAGCGGGCTTCGTCTGGAGACTCTCTGTTGATGGGCGCAGTCAAGGATGCTTGGCAGTGTCCCCGCCGTGACTAAGTCCGTGGTCGGGACGAGCGTCACATTTCACTGCCTCTAATAGGCGATCTGGGCGCGCATCGAGGATAGAAATCTGAAAACGCGCGGCGCTATCAATTGGTGAGGTCAATAAAAGGCAGGTCGCCGGTGACAGAGCCGCTGAGATCCGTGGGTAGGCACATGATTACCACGGAGTTAGCCTTAAGGGCGTCCTTGTTGTCCTCGAGCGCCTGCCGGCAGGCTCTCATGCTGATGACGCCATCGGTGATAACCACGCGTTTTAGGTCACCCTCGGGCTTGCCGATGGTGATGGCACGCGCCGGGGTGTCGTCGTCGATGGTTATGGCGTGTGCGGCCGGCGCCACGGCGAGGAAGAGGAGTGAGATTGCTGAGCGATAGATCATCATAGGTTTTTCAGGTTCTCAAGCTCGGTGAAGCGCTCGTATTTGATCGCTGGCTCGCTACACCAGGCGCTGTTTTCGATAACATTGATGGGCTTGCCGTTATTGAGAGCCACGACGTAGCCCGTGCGGCCAACATACCCGCCAACGCCGTTCTTGGTGTTTGCCTTAACGCAGACGTAGGTGTTTGGCTCTCTACCCATGATCCAGGAGATTTCGGCGTCACGGACGGAATATGGATCCCGCAGGGTGGTTCTTGCGGCTTGTGCGATGGCCTGGCGCACGGCCGGCGTCACCGGCTTTTGGCTAGCGAGTTGTTCCGGGCCAGTCATGCATCCTGTCAGCAGGCCAGCGATGGTTAAAAATGCGATGCGCTTCACGTGATCCCCTCTTTCGTACTGCTAGTTGAAATAGCGGCAGGTGGTTGGGCCCGCAAGGTGAGATGGACGGTTATCCATGGGGTCCGTGGGCCAGAGAGGCGCTGTCTGCTTGAAGCTGGCGTCGCCATGCTGGTACCGATCAACGTGACCACTAGAACGAAGCCTCGGCTCATCTCCTGGCCCGCTACGACATAAACGTATTAACCACCTTGACAAATTTGTTGTTGTGAATTAGTTTCGCACCATCAGCGGCCACCAAGCGCAGACCACCACATCAGAGGAGATGAATATGACCTTTATCGCGGACAGAAGAGATGGTGGCGTAATAACCACCGCTTATCTCAAAGAGGCTTTGAGCTACGATCCCGACACCGGCGATTTCACGTGGCGAGAAGATAGGCCCCGTGACCATTTTAAGCAGCTCCGCAATTATCATGCCTATCGATCGACGCTTGCAGGAAAGAAGGCGGGCAACAGACGCAACGAAGACGGATACTGGAAGATAGGCATTATTGGAAATGAGCTGTCGGCTCATCGGATCGCGTACGCGATGCACCTGGATATCGAGCTGCATGATCTACCAGAGCAGATCGACCATGAAGACAAGGATGAAGGAAACAACCGTTTTTCAAATCTTCGTCCGGCCTCACAGAACGAAAATCAACACAACAAGGGAAAATATTCTAACAACACGTCTGGATACAAGGGTGTGAGTTTTCACAAGGGCCATCACAAATTCGCCGCTGGTATCAGAGTCAACGGCAAGCGCAAACATCTTGGGCTCTTCGACGATCCAGCTGTCGCTCACGCCGCATATATCGCGGCTGCAAATCAAAACTTTGGCGAATTTGCGAGGGTCGCATAATGAGTACATTTGATCCCGCAGCAATCGCTCCCGTCGGTCACAACCATCCGCCAGAAGATGGATCGACGGAATTCGATCTAGTAAAGACCGAGATCGAAGACCTCTTCATGGAGGCAAAAAATTGGTGCGATGGCGAGGCGATTGCCGATCAGGCAACGCATGATGTCATCGAGAAGCTTTACGATTCTCTGCACGCTGCTGGTGTGAAGGCTGAAAAGTTGCGCGTCACGGAGAAAGAGCCTTTCGACACAGCCATAGCCGAGATCCAAGCGCGCTTCGCACCTCTGATTGCCGATAACAAATCCACCAAAGGTAAGGTGACGCTAGGCAAGCAGGAGCTGTCCAAGCTTCTCACCCCATGGCGCACGAAGGTAGCGGCAGTAAAAGCCGCTGAGGCCAAGCGAATAGCCGATGAGGCTGAGGCTGCCCGTCGTACCGCTCAGGAAGCTATTCGCTCCAGCAGCGGAAATCTTGCCGAGCGGGAAGCCGCAGAAGAACTGCTTGCCGACGCAAAGAAGTTGGAAAAGACGGCCACCAGGACATGGAAGGCCGCGACAACTGGCACCGGCTTGCGGACAGTCTGGGACACCGTGCTCGTCGATGAGGATGCAGCAATGGAATGGTGCTGGGCCCGCGCCAAAGACGAGATCCTCGCCGTCGCTCTGAAAAACGCCGAGGAGCAGGTGAGGGCGGGCGTGCGCAGCGTGCCGGGGTTCACTGTTGTTGAGCGGAAGGTGGCGGCGTGATGGAAGCACTACCTGAGTGGCTCCTTGATTTCGATGTAGTTTGGCATTGGCTCCGTCAATTTTAATAGATCGTGGGCCGATCCCTCGAGGCTCATCATGGCCTGCTCTCGGACGAGAGTCTTGGTCAACGAGTCGGGAGACGGAATTCGATTTGGAATGTATTTTCCGGGGAGGGATGATTGATAAAAGGCGACGATATCCGCAAGGACCACGCTTGCGATGGCAGATTGGGCTCTAATTTTCGAGTACCCGAGGGGCGTAGGCCCTTTTGCTGCAAGCCGGTTTATTTCTCCCCAAAGGAAGAGGCAGTCACTTAAAAGCTGGGGATACGCTGGGATCGTCGCTCTAATCGCTTCGGGGATATGATCCCACCGGGCCGGGAAATCCGCTAACTGATCGGGTCGTTGCAAAAATTGCACCTGTCTAAACATCTCTGAAAGGTAGGAAGCATTCGCCACTAGCACATCACGTTGCTGCTGGCGGCCAAGTTCGCGGGCGGCGTCCACGGTCAGCCTAGCGGCGTAGACAGCTCCCCATCCGCCGATAACTGCTGCAAGTCCCGCAATAAGCGTTTGGTAGGGATTCAGCCACTTGAAGAGGACAACCCAACGGGCACCTTCCCAATAATATGGGATACATGAAGGACTGAATGGTGCTCCGCACCGGCTTTCAAAGTGCCAAACAAAAAATGCAAGAAATGCCCAAACCGAAGCCAAAACGGGCACCCATTTCTTTATAGTCGCCGCCATAATTCAATCCAACCAAAAAGATTCGGATTGCATTAGCACAACCACTCGCGCGCCACCAACGCGCGGGACACCACCACAAAGTCTGAGGAGACAGAAGAATGGCAATGGTTGCCGGAGTCGGCGCGCATAGCTACGCCGAGAGAGAACACGATTTCTATGCTACGCCACCGGAAGCCGTTCATTCGCTTCTGGCAATTGAAGGTAAGTGGCTTCCAGGCGGTACGATATGGGAGCCCGCCTGCGGTGACGGCGCGATAGCCAGAGTGCTTTCTGCGGCTGGGCGCAACGTCATAAGCACTGACATCGTCGATCGCGGGTATCCCGGCGCAAGCGTCATGAGCATCTTCGACGCTGACGAGCGCTATAGATTCCCGGCGATCATCACCAACCCGCCCTTCAAGCTCGCACGTGAGTTCGTTGACGTCGCTCTCGAACGAGCCCCATACGTCGCTATGCTGCTGCGTCTGGCATTCCTTGAGGGCGGAGCGCGCAAGCCATGGTTCGCACGCGTGCCGCTCGCCAGGGTCCATGTGGCGTCGAGAAGACTTCCAATGATGCATCGCCACGGCTGGGCCGGCAAGAAGGCGGACAGTGCAGTCTGTTACGCGTGGTTCGTTTGGGACAAGCGTCACGAAGGCCGGCCGGTGGTGCAGTGGTTCGACTGGCGGGAGCATGCGGCAGTCAATGACAACTCACCGGCTGGTGATATTGCGAGGGTCGCATAGTGGCCAAGCTCACCAAAGCCCAAGCGAAGGCGCACGCACGAGCATGCGACCTGCTGACAAAGCCCGTCCTGGCCGAGGACGATAAGGACTTCGTGCTGAAGAATTGGAACGAGGGAGCCAACCACGTCAACGGCGCGGCTGGCGCCTTCTTCACGCCGTACGACTTGGCTTTCGACTTTACGATCGACGCCATTGGGCAGGGTGGATACAGCGGCGGGATAATAGATCTTTGCGCTGGCATTGGCATGCTGTCGTTCGCCTGCTGGCACCGTAGCCATCGCGAGGCGCGCATCACCTGCGTGGAGCGGAATCCGGATTACCTGGCAGTAGGGCAGAAAATCTTGCCGGAGGCCGAGTGGATTCTTGCCGACGTGCTCGATGTCCTCGACATGGGGCTTGGCCGCTTCGATGTAGCGATCAGCAACCCGCCGTTCGGCGCGATCAAGCGCGATAAGAACTCGCCGCGCTACAGTGGCAAGGACTTCGAGTTCCATGTCATCGACATAGCGGCGCATTTCGCAACCAGCGGCGCTTTCATCGTTCCGCAGATGTCGGCCGGCTTCAACTATAGCGGCAAGCCTTGCTACGAACGGCAGAAGGACGGGAAGGCGGTCAAGTTTCAGGAGCTGACCGGACTTCACTTTGAGGCCGGCTGCGGCATCGACACGAACTTCTACATCAACGATTGGAAGGGAGTGTCGCCGATGTGCGAGATCGTCTGCGTCGAGTTTGCAGAGGCCCTAGCCGACCTTGTTGCCTTGCCAGCCGAGACAGTGGTTGCCGCCAACGATAACAAGCCGAAACAGGCCGACCTGTTCGGCGAGGCCGCCTAATGGCCCCACTCCGCACAGGAAAACCCATCATCCCGTTCACGCCGACGGTTGATGAAAAGCAAAACCCCACCGTCTGCAAGGCGTGCGGCGGCCTGGCGTTCGGAATTGGTCGCAGCATGCCCGGGTCGAAAGATCCCGGCTACCTCTGCAAGCCATGCATCGTCGCAGTAGGAGATCTCACGAAGTTGGATAGATTATCGCTCTATGAAGTGAAGGCGCTCGAGAAGGGCGTCGAGGCGGTCGGAGAGTGGATCGCCGAGAATGGCGGGCTCACTGAACTCGCTCACTACGATGAACTAATGCAGCTCATGCTTGTGAAGGCGGCTTGGCAGGGATGCACCGAGGGCGTCAGAGAAGCGTTGCGCGAAGCGCCGTTTTAATCGGCCTACCAGGCCACTCACCACCAACACCACGACACCGAGGAGACCACGAATGAACATGACCATCGGGCATGACGGCAGAAAACTGATCATGGACAGCTTCGCCGGCGGCGGCGGGGCATCAACTGGAATCGAGATGGCGCTGGGCCGATCGCCTGACATTGCCATCAACCACAACGCCGCGGCCCTTGCGTTGCACACTGTAAACCATCCAGGGACGCTCCACCTGTCTGAGAATGTCTACAAGGTTGATCCGCTGGACTACCTGCGCCGCAAGCACATCGGGCTCGCTTGGTTCTCTCCAGACTGCAAGCACTTCTCCAAGGCGAAGGGCGGCAAGCCCGTCGAGCGCAATATCCGCGACTTGTGCTGGATTATCCCAGGCTGGGTTGAACGCATCCAGAAGAGTGGCGGCAAGGTCGATGTCATCATCATGGAGAACGTCGAGGAGTTCAAAGACTACGGTCCGCTTATCCAAACCGACAAGGGCCTGATGCCGGATCCAAATCGCAAGGGCGAGACATTCAAGAATTGGTGCAAGAAACTCCGCAAGCTCGGTGGAAAGATCGAGCATCGGGAGCTGCGCGCTTGCGACTATGGCGCTCCCACTATCCGCAAGAGGCTGTTCGTCATTGTTCGTTTTGACGGAAAGCCGATTATGTGGCCGATCGCGACGCACGGAAAGCCGACAATGGACGTCATTGCCGGCAAGAAGTTGCCTTGGCGCACCGCTGCGGAATGCATCGACTGGTCGCTGCCTTGCCCGTCCATTTTCGACGATGCCGAGATGATATTCTCGCGGCATGGGCTGCGCGCTGTTCGCCCACTTGCGGATGCGACAATGTCACGTGTGGCGCGTGGGATGAAGCGGTACGTGCTGGATGCCAAAGAGCCGTTTCTTGTTAGCCTGAAGGGCAGCGATCGGCGTGCGAGGGCGGCCAGCACCCCACATCCGACCGTTCTCGCAGGGGGCGGCCACTCAACAGTGGTCTCTCCGTCGATCCAACGGTTCAATACCGGGGCGACCGGCAGCGCAATCGACGAGCCGGTACCGACGATCACGGCCAACAGCTTCATCAAGCGACCCGGTGGCGCTGCACCATTGGGGCTTCTTGCTCCGGTTATTGCCGCTGCACAGCATGGTGGGTCGGTCCGGAGTATCGAGGATCCGCATCACACCGTCACAGCAAGCAAGAAGGATCAGAACACAGTCGCCGTCGCCTTCATGGCGCAGCACAATGGAGACCCGCGAAAGGACGGTCAGGAAGCATCCCGCCCAGGGCGCTCCGCAGATGAGCCTCTGGCAACGGTCACGTCCAGCGGCGCGCAACAACAGAGCGTTGTCGCCCTCCTTGCACAGAATAACTACCAAGAGCCGGGCCATGACGCGCGCGAGCCAATGTCGACAATCGTCGCCAAGGGAAGCACCCAGAGCCCGGTCACGGCCTTCGTCTCGCGCCAGTTCGGCGCAAGCGTTGGCCATGGAGCGGATGAACCGTCGGCGACTGTGACCGCTGGTGTAAACAAGTCGGCGCTCGTCGCACCATACCTGCAGGCCTACTACGGCACAGGAGACGGCGGCGAAGAGAACCAGCCGGCCCGGACAATCACCACCAAGGATCGCCATGGCCACGTCGAGGCATCACTCGCTGCTCCGCCCTTCACAGCCGACCAAGCCGACCGCGCTCGCGAAGTGGCGGACTTCATGCGTTCCCATGGCTTCTGGGACGATCGCGAGTTCGTCACGCTCGACATCGCTGGCGATACATACGTCATCGTCGACATCGGTATGCGGATGCTGACGCCTCGCGAGCTCTACAACGCGCAGGGCTTCCCCAGCGACTACAAGATTGATGCTGACAAGGATGGCAACCCGTTCACTAAGTCGGTGCAGGTGTCGTGCGTCGGAAACTCAGTATCGCCTCCGGTGGCAGCTGCGTTGGTAGCAGCCAACTGCGGCGAGCTCGCATTTGCCAACGACAATATCGTTCAGGAGGTCCACCTTGCAGCCGCATGAACTAGCAATCTTCTACCACGAGCACGGCTGGCCGATATTTCCATGTCGCAACCAGGCGGAGGAGGTGGCGGACCCGTCGACGGGCGAGCTCATCACCCTGAACGAGAAGACACCGAAGACATCGAACGGTTTTAAGGGTGCGTCGAAGTTTCGGCGCATCATCGATCGGTGGTGGTCGGATTGGCCGGACTCGGCCGTCGGCATTCCTACCGGCGCAGCGACGGGCGTCTTCGTTCTCGACATCGATTGCAAGCCAGGCGGAGCCAATGGTTTCGACTGGCTTTCCGATATGGAGGCCGAGCATGGACCATTGCCAGAAACGGCGCGCGTCACGACGCCGAACGGTGGGCTGCACATCTACTTCAATTACGTGGTAGGCACCCGCAACCGCGGCGCCCTCGGCGGTGGCGTCGATATTCGGTCGGAGGGCGGATACGTGCTTGCGGCCGGCAGCCAGATGTCGGACGGCCGTGCGTACGAGTGGTCACCGGTTGGTGACGCGTCTGGAGGGGCGGTTCCCCCGATTGCCGACGCTCCGGAATGGTTGCTGGCCCTTCTGCTGCCCAAGCCGTCCACGGCGACGAACAGCTATCATCCGTCGGCGATCGGCAACACGCCGTATGTGACGGCCGCTATCCAGTCCGAGCTCGACAATCTGGCCAGTACACCATCGGGCGGGCGCAACAATCGTCTAAACGACGCGGCGTTCGCGCTCGGCCAGTTCGTCGGTGCTGGTGTGCTTGCGCGCAGCGAAGCGGAGCGGGAATTGCAGGCGATCGCGCAGCCGTGGGGCAACTTCCCGAAGTCCTGCGGCACGATCCGCAACGGCCTGAATGCCGGCATGCTGAACCCGAGGGCGATTCCGGAGCCGTCGTTTCAGGAAGACAACACGCGCCTCGTCGACGTCAGCCGGATGATCGCCAACGGTATCGCCAAGGGCAAGGCCAAGCTGGCAGCCGTGCATGAAGATGCGGTCAGCGAGGAGGTGCCAGCGGAGCCCGAACCCGCGCTGGAAGCGCCGCCGCCTGCCGAACCGGCCGCGGCTAACGACAACACGCCGCCGTCTCCAATCCTCGCCACGGCGTTCAAGTGGATCGATCCCAAGACGCTCACGCGTCGTGAGTTCGCGTTCGGAACCCACTACATCCGAAAATACGTCTCGGTGACGGTGAGCCCGGGCTGCCTTGGAAAGACGTCGAACAGCATCGTCGAGGCGCTTTCCATGACGTCGGGCCGATCTTTGAGCGGGACCAAGCCGCCGGCGCCGCTGCGAGTGTGGATCTTCAATGCCGAGGATCCGCGCGATGAGATGGAGCGACGCATCATGGCGGCCTGCATCCACTACAACCTCACCCCGAAGGACCTGGAGGGTAAGCTGTTCGTCGACACGGGCCGCGAGCAGGAGCTCGTCGTGGCGATCGAGGACAAGCGCGCCGGCGTCAAAATCCAGTCGCCGATCGTCGAAGCCGTCTGCGAACAGATCCTGGCCAACGAGATCGACGTGATGATCGTGGATCCGTTCGTCTCGACCCACGGCGTCAACGAGAACGACAACGGAGCTATCGACAAGGTGGCGAAGCTCTGGGCGCGGATCGCCGACTATACCAACGTGAGCATCGATATAGTCCACCATCTGCGAAAGGTGGCGGATCGCGAGGCGACCGTAGAAGATGCTCGAGGCGCCGTGTCACTGATTGGTGCGGCTCGATCGGTGCGCGTGCTCAATCGCATGTCGGAAGAGCAGGCCACACAAGCAGGTGTACCGCTGCAAGACCGCTTCTCGTACTTCAACATCAGCCAGGGCAAGTCGAACCTGACGAAGATGGCGGCGGGCGCTGACTGGCGGAAGCTTGAGAGTGTGCCGCTGGGGAACGGGCGAGGGCTCACCAAGCCACAGGACCACGCTGGCGTTGTCACCGAGTGGAGATGGCCGACGAGCGAGGAAGTTGCGGGTGAACTATCACGCGAGCAAGTAAACGCCATCAGGACGGCCGTTGAGACGTCAGACTATAAGCCGTCGGTGAAAGCCAAAAACTGGGTAGGAGTCGCCGTGGCCTATGCCCTCGGCATCGACCTAGAAGAAGCCGGAGCCAGACAGAAGGTTGGCGGCATCGTTAAAGCATTGATGAAGGAGGGCGTCCTCACTGAGAAGGAGGATCGGGATCCGGTTCGGCGTGAGCTGGCTGTGTTCGTAAGGGCGGCATGATTTGAACGGCGGATGAGATGCCGCCTTTTGTCTTCAGAGAGGGTCCGCTGGATATGCTGCTAGAGACGCTCCGTCTTGATCGGCCACAGCGGCCGCGAATGGGTGGATCGGCTTTGGATTTGGCAATTTTGCCTCTCCCATGACCAGATCGACCCACTTTTGATTGTAGGTGTAATCTTTATGTGCCGCGTGGTAGATGCAGTAGTCACGGTCGGTCTTTTCCTTGTTCACCGCAGCCTTGCCGGGCCTTACCTTGTGTTTCTGCCAAGCAGCGGTGTGGTCGGCCATTGTGAAGATTTTTCCAGCCTTTTTCACTATTGCGACCACGTCACCGGGCTTGAAAGGATACAGGTCATCAGCGACTTTGAACTTCTGTAAAACGTTGTGGATCGTCTTTCCTTCCTCAGTGTCAGGATGGACGAAGTGAATGTGTGCTTTGCCTTTTGAAGCGCCGTCGAGCGTGTAGACTACTTTGAACTGATACTCGATGTCGTTTAGCTCATCTTCCGACTTGTCTGATAGAGCGGCATCGAGCGCCTGAATGCTTTCTGGAATATCATACTGATGTAATTGGGCGACCTGATCGATCGCCATCTTCCCGAATTGCAGCGCGATCGAAAGATTGTGTCTCAAGCTGACCTGCTCGCCATGGAATACGACCAACGCTTTGTCGAAATTCAGGCAGCACGCTTGGAATATGGTTAGCCATGTTCCGTCGCTTAGGCCGAATATTTCGTGCTCTACCGCATCCCTGATCTCCTTCAGAGCTTCAAGGTTTTGCTTGACGCCCTTGCTTAGAGGGCAGTCTTTCCGGCTGAGCATGTAGCTCAAAGCGAACGTCGTTCCATCTTTGTTTTTTATCGAGGTTTTGATCTTTCGTTCGTAGTAGTCGTGCATGAGGTATGTCCATGCAACGTTAGCCAGCACGGCGAACACCTCCGTTTTGAACTTGTAGGCGCCGTTGTTGAAGAGTGTGACAGCAAGTATCATCGCTTCACGGGCACGTATCAGCCGCTCGTGGAGGTACGGGTTCAGCCCCGTGACGGGGTCTGTGCTATACTTTCTCCGAACGAAGAAACTCACTTCCTCTTCGGACGCCACCGCGATGGTGCTATCCTTCTTTACGCCAGTGATGCGGCCGGAGTTGATGGTGACGACACGATCACGATTGATCAACGCGTGGACGTCTTGGTTGCGGACACCTCTTTTTAAGAGGGCTTTTATCACGCGTTTCTCTTCCAAAGTTAAAGCTGTTTCTGTAGCCAATTACCAGACTCCTTCCGCTCTAAATATGCGCATCAATACAACCATTACCGAAACGAATTTACAACCTGGAATACTGCACGGCTGACGAATTTTTATCCGTGCATTATCCGTGCGCAACCGGGCAGGCACTCAGCAATCTGGTGCCCGGAAAGTGCACGGATCATATACCCCCCTTTAGGGGGGATATACCCGTGCATTCGTGCAGTCAGAGTGCGACGCGTGGACTGCACGCCCAGATGAGGTTTTAGAAGTGTGCGCCGTGCACTTCAAAAAACGAGTTGCAACCTACAGCCGGATTTGGAAATCGCGCGAGTTACCCCTAAATCTATTCTCGGGCTCACCAGCCACTCACCACCAAAGGAGACCACTATGGCCAAACTAGCCACGCCAGCCACCCGCGCACGCCAACAGACGACCCGCATCAACGGCGCGAAGGTCCGGCTCGTCACTGGCACCGACGGCAAGATCACAATCAAGCGGGCGCCTATCGACGAGTGGGAGCTACAAAGCGCGGCTGTTCGTGCGCTGAAGGCTCTCCCAGGCTTCGTCGACGCGGTAAGCGACATCACCCCGGAGAGCTTCACAATCGCCGGCGACATGAACGGCGACTACCGGAGTAAGCAGGCAGCAGTGAAAGCAAAAGCAACCGGGATTGCGGCAGGTGACCCTGACCTGCGTGTCTACGCGTCAAGCGGTCGGCTGCTGCTGATCGAGTACAAAGGCGAGGAGGGAAGGCTTTCCGTAGATCAGAGGGACCGGCACGCTTTGCTGCGCGCGCTTGGTTATCGCGTCGAGGTCATCAAGGCAGCGACCCGGGAAGAGTGCGCTGCGTCCAGTGTCGAAGCTGTCAGAAAATGGTTAGCATATGGGTATGGATCAACCACCAGTATTAGTGTAAGCTAAAATGCATTCAACCTTGGGAGGGCTTCATGACAACACTTTATACCCACAAATCGTATTATCGTGACGATGGTAGGACTGCCTATGGCCGCTGGGGCGAAAACAAAAGCAACGCATGCCGAGGGAACGGTTTCGGCATCGGCTACGATAAAGGGCTGTATCATGACCCCGTCGAAGAAAGCTGCTCAAGCGGTGGACCGGTAATGAAAATGGAGAAGATATCAGCACTGGACGATGATCCGAACCTCGAGATTATGCGAAAAGCCAACGCTGAATCTGGAGACGAATAATGTAAAGCTGGCCGCTGCTATGCGGCCCGCTGACCATCTTGACAAAATTGTTGATATGGAATATAATTCACACGCGCAACCAACGCAGATCACCCACACCACAGAGGAGGCCGCATGACCAGACACGGATCTCTAGCCGAGCAACTTGCCGGCTTCCGCAAGTACGCTTCCGAGCCGGATCACGAGCCGGAGCCAATCCAGACGAATTGGTCAGTTATTCCTGCCAATGACAACAACCCAGAAGACACGGACGGCATGACGGTGGAACGACGTTGGCGGATGAAGCCCTCGATCGAGGAAGTCATGCGTTCGACTGCCAGCGGCGACGTCGAGCGGAATTCGGCAGGGCAGGTGGTTCGTATCGGGCGAATTAGGTTCAGCGACGGCAGCCAGACCGAGCGGGGTTTCAAGCTAACGATTGACGGCAAGGTAGTCGCTGCTCAAATCCGTATGCCCGTCGGTGCCATGCTTGGAACCAAGGATGCTGCGGAAAGCCAGCTCGGCGCCGAGGAAGACAGCCAGGCGACCACGGCCAGCAACCGCTATTTCGCCGACCTGCTCAAGACGCTACCACATCGCTATCGCTCTGGCGGAAAGCGCCGACGCGGCAGGAACTACTCGCGGGACGAAGCTGCCGCGATGCTGGCGGAAGCCTACGCCAACACGAACATGGCCATGGTGACGTTCACCCGCTATCCCGACGGCCTGCCATGCGGCTCTCCCAAGATGGCGCAGGTATTCCCGGGAATGGTCAAGACCTGCACCGGCGAGAGTGGATCGATGATGTGGCAGGATATCGTCTCCGCCAAGGCTGATAGGGATGTATGGGCTGCGACGGTAGATAGCCTATCTCACTCCGATCGTCACGTGCTCGATGCTGCCGCGAGTGCGGGCAACATGAAGGAGATCGGAGCATCGATGGGCTTCTCCGGCAAGACTGCTGAGCGCCGCGGCAAGCGTTCGCTAATAGCTGCTAACGACAATCTGATGCGAGCCATCGAAGCGTACGCAGCCTAGCTGTCCCTTTCTGAAATCTCGAAGGGTGTATCTATGAAGGGGTTCAGCGGTTCACCGCTGCCCCGCATTCTCCGGTGCGCAGATACAGATTGCGACCGGCCCGAGGCCAGTGATGAGCCTTGGGTAACTATGAGCATCCTAGTCCTCTGAGCCTGCATACGCACCGGGTTTCGTCCCGCGGCTGTTGTGAGCCCATGCCTAACATCCTGAAGTAACAGGAGGGCGCTGCTGACGAGCAGTGGCTGGATGCACCTATTGCAGCGTCTAGGGCCTGGCCCGCGACACCGCCTCGTTGATCGGTTTCGATCCGGCGGTGCGCTGCAATTTCCATTGCCATGGCGCTGCCTCCTCCGGCGACGTGGTGATCGTGCGGCAGGTTGAGGTCCGGAAGATAAACCGGGTGCCTCCCTGCCGCTTTTGCTTTCGAATTGCTGCGGCGCATCGCATTTTCCGCCTTGAATATTAGCAGGCGCTTTCGTATTTTTTGGCCCGCCGAGGCCAAATACGGAGGTGGAATATGGCTCCTTCATTTTTTGACCACGCCGCCTATGTGCGGGGTAAAGATTTCATCGAAGAAATCGCCTGTCTTGAAGAGGTTTTTGATTTTCTGGACGAATGGCCGGAAGAGCGTCGGGATTTGGCGTACGACACACTTTATGGCGCGTGCCGTAGAGCGGCCAACGGCTCATTTCCGCTAGAGGCAGTTCGCGAGAACTTTGAACGGTTCACAAAAAGAGCCGGCTTGCACGTCGAGATCGAGGAAGTTCCAGGCTTTATTGCGCTTGACCGCAATCGGAACGTGGGAAGCGCCTAACGTGCCGTGATGGGCGGCTCCGTTGTGGTGCCGCCCTATTGTTTTTCAGGCCGCGATACGGCGTGCCGCCTTGTCGGAAGCCTTACGATCTGCACCGTGTTCGGCAATGATCTGCGCTGCATCTTCGATATCGATGCGATGCTTCTTGGCGAGCGTCTTGGCGTCATACGGCTGCGCAGACGCAGTAGCGTCTTGTTGTTCGGTCATGACTTTCTCCTTGGGATTTCGGCAAGGCGTGGCGCCGATAGGGCGCGCCTAAGCCGTCCATCCCTATATGGGTATTACATCAGGGCTGTGCAACGGCACGGCATTTCCAACCAGGCAGAGTAGAGAAACGGTATCTCAGATGGCTCATAACCATCAGACAGTTGGTTCGACTCCAACCTCTGCAACCAAACCACGGTACCGATCAGCCGAGGCTGACGCCTACCGGCCCATGTATAAGACGGCCAGGTGGCGCTCCCTTCGAGACTATCAGCTTAGCATTGAGCCGCTATGTCGGTTCTGTCTGATCACGGAGGACGTGACGGCTGCCGACATCGTCGACCACATCAAGCCACACAAGGGCGACCTTGATCTCTTCTACGATCCGAGGAACCTGCAGTCGCTGTGCAAGCATCACCATGACAGCGCCAAGCAGATGATCGAAGGCGGCAAGGTCGTGGTGACCTATGGCCTCGATGGATATCCGATCGAACTGGGGTGACGAGCCGCCGTCCGATGTTGCATTTCGGCAACAGGGTGGAGGGGTGGTCGAAAGTCGGCGACCGTCGGCCTGGGTACCGGCGTCGGGGTCGAGCGTTAGTGCTATTACAGTTTTTCCTATGAGGACCAGCCATGGCCAAGCGAAAGGCGCGCATCGACAGCGCTGCGGAAGCCGTGCGCGTCATGGCCAAAGCCACAACCGAGATCCTGCCGCCTGACAACGTCCCGCTCGACGAGGAAGACGGCCCGTTCTTCCGGAACGTCATCGCGGAGTTCGCGCGGTCTGAGTGGTCGGCCCATCAGCTTGAACTCGCCGCGATGCTGGCGAGGACGATGGCAGACCTGGTGCGCGAGCAATCGCTGCTTCGGACGGAAGGCGGCATCGCTTATTCCGACAAGGGGACGCCGGTGGCCAACCCGCGAAAATCAATCGTGCAGATGCACGCCAGCTCAATTCTGTCTTTCCGTCGATCGCTGTCCCTTCACGCGCGTGCGCAAGCGGGCGAGGCGAGGGATGCTGCCAAGAGGCGGGCAGCTGCGAAGGATATCGAGGGAGACAACCCCCTAGAGGACGATCTGCTGGCGCGACCGGATTAGCGAAGTGAATGGCCAGGAAGCCCAAGCCGTTAACCCGCGGCGAGCGCGTAATCGCGTTCATCGAGCGGTACTGCCTTGTCCCAGAAGGGACACTTCTCGGCAAGCCGGTGCGACTTCTGGATTTCCAGAAACGCTTCATTAAGGCTGTCTACGACAATCCCGCGGGTACATCCCGTGCCTACCTCTCGATCGCCCGTAAGAATGGTAAGACTGGCCTTATAGCCTGCTTGCTCCTAGCCCATATCGTGGGCCCGGAAGCATATCAGAACGGACGCATCGTTTCGGGTGCGCGATCCCGCAAGCAGGCAGCAGAGGTTTTCAACTACGCCTCTAAGATGGTCATGATGTCGTCCGAGCTGACGAAGCTCGCCCGGATCGTTCCATCGGCAAAGATGATTGTCGGGCTGGCGAAAAATGTCGAGTACCAAGCGAGTTCGGCAGAAGCGAAAAGCGCGCATGGCGGCTCGCCTATCTTGGCGATTTTGGACGAAGTCGGGCAAATCAAAGGCCCGACGGATGACTTCGTTGAAGCAATCGAAACGTCGCAGGGCGCCTATGATGGCAAGGCTATGCTCTTTGCTATTTCGACGCAGGCAGCCACCGATAATGATCTCTTCTCCCGCTGGATCGACGACGCTGAAACATCGAAGGATCCGCGCATTGTCAGCCACATCTATGCGGCGCCGGCCGATTGCGAACTAGGTGATCGGAAGGCCTGGGCTGCAGCCAACCCGGCGCTGGGTGTGTTCCGCTCGATCAAGGACGTCGAGGACTTCTCGGCGCTAGCTAGCCGGATGCCGAGTAAGGAGGCCAGTTTTCGCTGGCTGTTCCTCAATCAGCGTATTGACGCGTCGGCACCGTTCGTGGCGCCGGCGATCTGGCGTGCTTGCGACGGTCCCATTGATGACTTCGACGGCCTTCCTGTCTTCGGTGGGCTCGACCTGTCGGAAGTCTCCGATTTGACGGCCTTGGTGCTGATGGCGCCGAAGGAGACAGAGACCGGCACGATCTGGCATGTGAAGCCTACGTTCTGGCTGCCAGGCGACGCGCTGCGCGACAAGGCGAAGGCAGACCGTGTGCCCTATGACGTTTGGCATAAAAGTGGACACCTAGAGACGACGCCGGGGCCGACGGTCGATTACGAGTTTGTGGCGACCCACCTGCGCGGCCTGTTCGACACGATGGACATTCGGAAGATCGCGTTCGACCGATGGAACTGGCGACACCTAAAGCCTTGGCTGCAGAAGGTGGGCTTCACCGAGGAGCAGCTGGAGGGTGACGCAGCCGTGTTCGAGCAATTCGGGCAGGGCTATGCGTCCATGTCTCCAGCTCTTCGTGAGCTCGAAAGCATCCTGCTGAACAAGAAGCTTGCCCATGGCGCGCATCCAGTTCTGACGATGTGCATGATGAACGCGACTGTGCGGCCAGATCCTTGCGGTAACCGCAAGCTCGACAAGCAAAAGTCTCGAGGCCGCATCGACGGCGCCGTCGCACTGACGATGGCGACTGCGATGGCTGGCACCTATGAGGGGTCGTCTGACGACATCGGCGATTTCATTGACAACATGGTAATGGTGATTTGATGGGTTTCCTCGATAGATGGCGCGGCGTGCCCATCAAACTCACCGATGGCGAGTTCTGGCGTGGGTTCTTCGGCCTTGGGACGACTTCCGGTGAGGTTGTTACGTTCGAGACTGCCTTGCAGCTCGATGCTGTGTGGGCATGCGTGAACCTGATCCGCAACGCAGTCGTGATGCTTCCATGCCTTGTCTACA